GCTCCGATATTCAGTGGTATTGATAGAGCTAAAGAAAGTATTTTGTACACTTCACCAACAATAGGCATATCGGCTGAATCTGCTATGTCTGATGTATTAAATTCAAATGATCCAGATGCTACGATCGAGGAGATGACCTCGATCCTGCATTCCTTTCGAGGTTAAGATGGATAGATTAAGTAGGGTACTCACGGATGCGGTGTCACCGTGGGTTGCGGTAGTAGGTCGATCTGTAATCAGAAGTTTACGTGCCTCGGGGCTGGTGGTGTTGAAAACACTACTTCCGTTCCCAACTGAGGGGCTGAGTGAACTCTGTGCGTGGATTGACTCTACCCGTAGGTTAAAAGAGTCGGGGTTTGATGAAGTCGAAGTGGATTTGAGTCACGATCAAGTGAAGCGATTGAGGTCACATCTACCCCCTCTGGAAATGTTTAAGAATTGGGGACAGTCTACTGCCAGGGTCGTATCGGTGTGGTGGAGAGTTTTACCTCCACAACGGCGTAGGCAGATACATGTATTGTTCACAAGTGCCAACCTTTTTAGGAGACTAGCACCATCGGCACTGATGGGGGCTTTTAAGGCGTTGAGTAGTATTATGAAGAGATTTCAAATTGACATAACTCCATTTTGGGAGGATTACGTTGATTTGGCTTCTTTGAGGGACTACCAACCTGATAAAAGGATCGAGGATTTTGCAGACGATGTGAGAGAGTAGACGGGTTCGTCGGTCAAACACGTTGTTGACGGAAGCAGGGAAGTGTTCATGCGCGATTATAGGGACGGGGTAAAACAGTTCCTACGGAGTGCACCTAGCTTACCTTTTGACCACGTTCCCCTTAGCCCAATAGTATGGGCATCAGACCCTGGACGCTGGGCACGTTCAGGGAGTTCTGATGGTCCCAGACTGGAGGTGGAGATTAGAGTGGATGGCAAATGGCGCGCTAGTAAAGCGAAGAAGAGTAAATGGGCATCAGCGTTAGCCATGGATGAGAATAGGTTGAGGAAGGCTTTATTTTCATGGGAATTTCAACACAATAAGGCCGTACAGAAGCGTGAGCTCCAAAAAGTAAGAGCGGTGATCGCTGGGGACCTTGATTTGTATTTGAAGATGAGCTATGTTTCCTATTGGCTGGAGGAAAGACTTAGAGGACATGTGAATTCAACCCTGTTGATGTCCGCTAAGCAGGTCTTCCAGCTATGGGTTGACATGGGTAAGTCAACGGAGCAAACAAGCGTGAAGATGCCATTAGATCAGAGTGAGTTTGATTATCAGCCGGATCAAGATATGATACGCGTATGTGTCGAGGAAATTAGAGAAATGGTCAGGGATGAGGTAACGCCGTATTGGTATAGAGATGAGCTTATAACGATGTGTGATAGGATAATATATGCTATTTCGGGAGGAGATATTTTGGTTGGACATATTTTCATATTGTATATAAAAGGTGTGATGAGTGGATGGAGGTGGACAGCCCTTATTGATACTTTGGTCAATGCTGGAGAGTTGCACGTAGCTAGACAAGCGGTAATCAGGAGAGTAGGTGTTGACCCAGTTACTAGTTGGGTTGCACAAGGTGACGACGACAGGATCGTCTGCCCGACGTACGGTTGTGCTGTTATGTTGTGGTCAGTCTATGTTGAGATGGGTTTGGAGGTTAACCCCGCCAAGTTTTTCATCCGACAAGACAGTGATGAGTTGCTACGACAGGTCGCTTTCAAAGGTGTCGTTCATGGATATCCTGCGAGAGCTGTACCGTCCTTAGTTTTCAGGAACCCCGTCACTCGTGAGCTTTTTCCTGGAGAAGAGAGGATGCGCGAGATGATAACCTCATGGGCTCAGGTTTTTAATAGAGTAGGTGAGTATCGTTGGGAATTAGCAATTAATGATGTGGCTAACTCGAATCGAGTATCTAAAGATGTTGTTCGTCGTTTTATAATAACACCTGCTGCTATGGGCGGCATGGGTTTTAGGATGCAGTTTAATGAAAAATGGTGTAAAGTTACAAAAGGTAAAGTTACCAAACACGTTCAGTTAGGGTCCATTAAGATAGCTTCTAATCAGAGGGCGGTGTTGGTGGAGCGAGGTATATCAGAAGAGGATTATGCAAGATATCTTGCTAAAAATCTGGATTATCCCGACTCCACTGATAAGACCTTCAAGCGTTTTGAAGTGGTCGAGATGGAACCAGACGTGAGACCGTGGAAACACGCCAGGTTGATAACAGATGAAGGTGGTTTCCCACTGGCCGCGAGGGCCTGTAATACTATACCACCGACAATAGCTTCAATTGTAAAGGAGCAGTTGATGCGCCGTCCAGACCTAGAGTTGAGTAGATGGTGGTTAGCTAAGGAGTTGAAACCTTATGCTGATTGGGTCTGGACTAGATTTAGTCGAGCTGTTTGGATCGACTGGATCGGTGACAAACTACCCTATAAAACTCCGCAGAGGGAGGGTTGGTCACCAGCCGCATGCAGTGTCATATATAAAGGGTTAGCTCTATACCAGTGGCACTCTGTCATATCACGATCAAGTGAGACGGTTAAAGCAAATAGAGTACGGAGATCGGCTGTGACTGCCGAGTCCTTGCTGGATGCTGCCTTGATCCAGCAGGATTACAGGGTGGGTGGCTAGAGTACGCATATGGTACTCTAGGGGCTTCTGGGTGCTTCCCCCGTGG